CTATGTATGAGCGTGACGGGCAGCCGGCAGAAAAGATCTTAAAGAACCGGCTCCGTTATAAGCTCTGGCCGAAGGACCGTCCATACAGGACGGATAACCTGTATAAATCTATGTCAAAGAAGGAGGTTACAAAGATTGCCAAAAAACAAGCAGCAGGAAGCTCAGGAAAAGCGTCTGCAAAAAAATATCAGGCAGGCCAAAAAGACCAGAGCCGATGCAAAGCAGGGCAAAACTAAGTCTGCCCGTTCCAAGCCGTCTAAAAAAGGCGGCTTTTTTGCCGGGCTGAAAGCAGATGCCCCGCAGACGGTCCAGCAGAGCATTCCCTACCGTGAGATGTACCGGGATGGGATCTGCCGGCTGACCGATACCCTTTACACCAAAACGGTACAGTTTTTTGATATTAACTATCAGCTTGCACAGGCAGATGATAAAGCACAGATCTTCGAGGGTTACTGCGATTTCTTAAATTACTTCGATGCCTCGATCCATGTGCAGCTTACCTTTATCAACCAGCGGGCCAATATGCAGGATTTTACCAGAAGCATTGACATCCCTCCCCGCGGCGACGAGTATGACGGAATCCGCAAGGAATACGGGGATATGTTAAAGAACCAGTTGCAGAAAGGAAATAACGGTCTCACCAAACGCAAATACATTACCTTTGGAATCGAGGCAGATGACCTGCGTACTGCGAAAATGCGTCTGGAACGCATTGAAACGGATGTGCTGGCAAATTTCAAGACCCTGGGAGTTCAGGCGAGATCCTTAAACGGACTGGAACGTCTGGAACTTCTTCACAGCCAGCTTCACCCGGACGGTCAGGAAAAGTTTCATTTCCAGTGGTCAGATCTGCCTAAGACCGGTCTTTCTACCAAAGACTTCATTTCACCATCCGGGCTGTCTTTTTCAAAGGATGGAAAGACATTCCGGGTAGGCGATCATTCCGGTGCTGTCTCCTTTTTGCAGATTTTGGCGCCGGAGCTTACCGACCGGCTTTTAGCGGATCTTCTTGACTTAAACGACGCCGTGACCGTCAACCTGCATATCCAGTCTATCGACCAGGCGCAGGCGATCCGAAACATCAAGCGTAAAATGTCGGACCTGCAGAAAATGACCATTGAGGAACAAAAGAAAGCGGTCCGATCCGGGTATGACATGGACATCATTCCCACCGACCTTGCCACCTATGGAGAGGAAGCAAAAAATCTTTTGCAGGATTTACAGAGCCGCAATGAGCGCATGTTCCTTGTGACGGTACTGGTGGAAAATATCGCAGCCAAACGCCAAAAGCTGTTCAATGATATTTTTGCCGCTTCGGGTGTGGCACAGAAATACAACTGTGCCTTAAAACGGCTGGATTACCAGCAGGAACAGGGGCTTATGTCCTCGCTTGCTCTTGGTACGAACCAGATTGAAATTGAGCGTGGGCTTACGACCAGCAGCACAGCGATCTTTGTACCGTTTACCACCTGTGAACTGTTCCAGGAGGGCGAGGCGTTGTATTATGGCCTGAACGCCCTTTCCAATAACCTGATCATGGCGAACAGAAAAACGCTGAAAAACCCCAATGGGCTGTTTCTCGGTACCCCAGGAAGCGGTAAATCTTTCTCTGCCAAGCGTGAGATCGTCAATGTGTTTCTTCTGACGGAGGACGACATCATTATCGCTGACCCGGAAAATGAGTATGGGCCGCTGGTACAGCAGTTCGGTTCCCAGGGGCAGGTCATTGATATTTCCCCTACTTCCACGAACTACATCAACCCTATGGACATCAATCTGGACTATTCCGATGATGAAAACCCGATCACTTTGAAAAGTGATTTTATCCTGTCGCTGTGTGACCTTATCATCGGGGGCAAAGAAGGGCTTTCCCCTATCGAAAGGACGATCATCGACCGTTGTACCAGACTGGTGTACCGGGAATACCTGCAGAACCCATGCCCGGAAAATATGCCGATCTTAGGCGATCTTTACGAGCTGCTTTTGAAACAGTCTGAACCGGAAGCACAGAATATCGCAACGGCACTGGAAATCTATGTCAATGGTTCCCTTAACGTGTTCAACCACCGTTCCAATATCCAGATGGATCAACACCGGGTACTGTGTTTCCAGCTTAAGTCACTGGGAAAAGCCTTAAAGGAAATCGGGCTTTTGATCATGCAGGATGCGGTGTGGAACCGTGTCACGGCCAATCGCTCCAAACATAAAACAACCTGGTTCTATATCGACGAATTCCATCTTCTTTTGAAAGGGCAGACAGGAAGTTTCAGCGTGGAGATCTGGAAACGCTTCCGTAAATGGGGCGGAATCCCATCAGGTTTAACGCAGAATGTCAAGGACCTTCTGGCTTCCCGTGAGATCGAAAATATTTTTGAGAACTCGGACTTTATCTATATGCTCAACCAGGCCCAGGGAGACCGTCAGATTTTGGCAAAGCAGTTGGGGATTTCCCCGCACCAGCTTTCCTATGTGACCCATTCCGGTCCCGGCGAGGGGCTTTTGTTCTTTGGAAATGTGATCATCCCCTTTGTGGACCACTTCCCGAAGGACACACTGTTGTACAGCGTGCTTACCACAAGACCGGATGAAGTAGCGGGGACCAAAGCGTGAGACAAAAATTAAAATGGATCGGAGGTGAGAACAATGGCACACGACAGGGAATTTCAAAGGAAGCGTAAAGATACCCGGATGCCGGTGCGTGATTCCCACGGGGAGGATCAGCCGGCAGCCAGGCAGACCGAACAGGATTTTGACCTGCGCAGGGCACGGGACACCCCTTCTTCTGTCAACGGCAAGACACACAGGCAGGACATCCCTGTACAGACGGAATTTTCCCATCTGTCACCGGAAACACCGGAGTCCTTGTTGGAACAGGGCGAAGCGTATGCAACCGCTTTGGATGGTTTTTCGGAACACTTTGAGACACCGGATGCTGCCAGGACAGCGCCCCCGATACAGGACAACGTGCGAAGCAATTTCCGGCAGGAGGTTTCCAGGCGTTCTCTTGTAACAGAGGATGTGACAGACCATGATACCGGACAATATGCACCTTCTTCTGAAGGAACAGCCCCACCGAGCGGCACAGACAGATCCGGTCAGGAACATCGTTACCGGACACATCAGCATGGGAACAAATATCAGCAGCGTTTTCAGGAAGCGGCACAGGCGGAGGAACAGGCAGCGCAGAAGGAAAAGGGGATGGAAAGAGAATGGGAGCGCAGGGGCATACGCCCCCACACTCCCATTTTAAAGTAAGATTTCTCTATTTTTCCCCTTTAAAGGGGAATTTTCAAAATTTTATCTAAAGTCTACTCGCCCCGCTAAATAGTCAAGGCTTACTTCAAAAAAGTCTGCAATCGCAACCATAGATTCAAGATCCGGTTCCGCTTCTCCCCGTTCATATCTCCGTATTGCGTCGCTATGTAGCCCGCATCGTTGGGACAAGATATACCGTTTTATTTTTTTCGCTTCCCGTAACTTCCGAAGCCTGTCCCCACGGAATGAGTTCAAGGGCTATCCCTCCTTCGGTTCTTCTGGCTCAAAATCATTTAGCGCCTCCTTTACTGTGCCGATATTGTTCAATACAATATCAAGCATCGCGTCCGCAGTTATATGGTGAGCGAAAACAGCTTTATCTTCTGCGTCACATTGATAGTATGCTGTCAGGGTACAGTCGTCCTTAAGCCTGGCGCATACCGAGATTTTATCTGGATTTTGCTCAAAGATTGTTTTGACTGTCTCTTCAAGCCATTCTGTATAGGGCAGTTCTTCCCACTCATTCATGCTGTCCTCCCTCCTCCGTCTTGTCCGTCCGGTCGCTACAGGTCATCCCCATCAGAGGGCAATCCGCGCAATCCCCGTCACAGTAGGCCCAAGAGATACCGCATGGACGAATCATGTACTCACTCATGCGGTTCACCCTCCTCCGTCTTGAAGCAGACCACCCGCACCACATCATAGACCTGTATCTCTTTGCTCTTGAATGGGAACTGTTTGCAGTGCGGGCAGGTTATCGTTTCGAGCATTTCTTCCTCTGACAGATCATATCCTGTCCAATTCTGCGTAGTTTCGATGCAGGCGGCGTTGTGTTCACATTCAATGATGGGCTGTTCAATGTCGGTGTCGCTCCCATCATAGAGGAAAGTATCAACCAACAGATGCCCGATTTCCTTTCCGCATTTCTCGCACTTCATTGTCCGCCCTCCCCGTCGTGGATGGAGCCGATGATTTCTTCCTCACCAGTCCATGCGTATCCTGGCATCAAGTCAGATAGATAGATTGCTGGCATTCCTCCGATAAAGGTTCCGCCGTGTTCCTGAACCCATACCACCTCATGGGTGCAACCACGGCTGCATTTTACAATGTCCCCAACAAACACTTTCCTCCCGTTCTTGTCGGTCAGGCCGGTGTACTGGCAGAGCGTGGAAGGGTCGACCTCAAGGCAATTTACAGTAGAAAAAAGAGACTCGCCCTTCTTGTAAAGCACAGCACTCTCAGATGGTAAAATCGATCGCCCTCCATCTGCAAACGAAATCAAGCTTCCTTTCACCCACTCGCCATTATCCAGCCGCTTGGCTTTGAAAAGGATTTCTCTGGTCATTGGGCACCTCCGATGATCTCGTCCAATGTGGCCCGCCTTATGCTCCTCAGCGTAGGAAACGTTTCATCAAGGTTATCAAGACTGCCCTTATAGTTGTCTTCGTCATCATACATGTAAAATGTCTGTCCCACTATATCAACGTATGCCAATGTTTTAACAACTGGATATAGCACTTTGATAGCCTTCGCCCTCTCCACCTCCTGCCTTGTGAAGCGGGGCTTTTCGGACAAGTCCCATTCATCAGGGCAAAGTACGCCGCGTTGATCGCAAAATGCACTGCCATGGAAGTGGCATCCTTCGCAGTCGTCATGAGAGGCGCATTCCATTTTTACGTCCCCCAGCGTCCAATCCTTCAATGGCTTATCCGCTTTCTTTTCTTCCTGCTCCTGCTTTGACTTGCGGATGATGCGGTCTGGGTGGTTGATAATTACAGCCAAATCATCCTCATTGTAGCAAGGGTTCCAGAGATCTCCCGTCTTATAATATCGCTTCCCGTCTGCTCCAATCTTGAAGGCGCCTCTATTTACCTGATTTGCGCCGAAATCGTATGTAAATTCTTCGCCTACCTCAACACCCAGCACCTGCGCAATTCTTGGTTTATTCACTTGTTGTCCTCCTCCTTGATTTTCAGGTACTTTTCGATGGCTTCGTCCAGGTTGGCCTCCCCCTTTGTGTATGGCACCCAGCAAGTGCCGTTCTCTTTCTTGTGTTGGCAATCCTCGTTTTCGTCCCAAGCGCAGCAGGGGCCGCCGTAAGCACAGTCGCAGCACATACCTTCCACCGCATTGGCCATGTTGGCCGTCCTCCGTACCCTTTTCGTGAGATCACGAAAATGGTCTATGTTGGTCTCCTTGGTTAATGTATCCTCATTTTCAGTTAATGCATCCCCACGACCAGTTAATGTATCAGTTGATGTATCCTCCAACACCTCGTAGCCCATCAGGCGGGCGGCGTCGTGGGGATTTTCTTTTAGTCGTCCGCATGAGACATTTTTCCAAACCAGCTTACAGCCAGAGCTTCCTGCCCCACACGTGTCACAATGAGTTTCAAATACTTCCCCTGTCTCAGGATTCCGAAACTTCATGGGCGGCCCTCCTATCCCGTTCCATACAAAACCGAATATATTCCTCGATAAATTTCATGTCATTTTCGGCGCCCTTTATTTTCCCCTTCCAGCCACAGGAGGGACAGTAGAAAATATCTCCACGCCCTCCGTTCCCGCAGCTCCCGCCGCAGTTGGGGCACTCAGCGTCCATAAATATCAGGCTACTCATGGTCGGCCTCCTTTCTCTGGCCGTAGGAGCAGAAATCGTCTGGTTGTACTCGTTGCCATTCTCTACCCCAGATTGAGCAAAACAGTCCAGGGCCTTTATAATCCACTGTTTCTTTGCAGTGCTGGCACTCCCGGCACCTTACCACAGGCACAGCGTCGATGGTGGGCAGGCTATCAAACATCCGCTGCATGACGGCTCCAGTCACCCCATCACCACCAAAGCACTCTCGTGCATTATCCGCATCAACTAGTCTCATACTCGTCCTCCTTCTCCTTTTCCTGCTCCCTCCGTAGTGCGGCCTCGGCTTCTTTTGGGGTGTCCCCAAATACACACCCGTTGTCCATATCCTGTAACACATTGATGGCGCTTGCATAATGGGCTTTTGCCGGTTTGGGGAATCGCGCACTGCACATATACACCCATCTCGGAGGCTTGAATGGCAGCACCATGCACCGCCCTTCATCGCCGGCCTGCTTGAGTTCGCGGAGGCGGTCAGGCGTTATGCCAAGGGCTTGCCCAGCCAACTTCAAAATAGTATCCTCACTAAATGTTTGTTTGAAGTCCTCCGGCTCCAAGCCAGTCTCCTCATAGGCGGCGAGGCGGTCTGCGACTTCTCCGCTGTACTCTGTGTA